TTCAGCTAGCTTATCAACATTTACCTCGTTGGTTACAACAAGGCGTTAAGGAATGGAATAAGGGTTCTATGGAACTCGAGAATAATTCTCGCGTTCTTGCCGCTGCTACATCATCAGACAACATTCGTGGTTACTCTATCAACTTACTATTCATTGACGAAGCAGCGTTCATTGAGAACTGGGATAGCTTTTTCACCTCAGTTTATCCTACTATTTCATCTGGTAAAGAATCAAAAATTGTTCTCGTATCAACGCCGAACGGTTTGAATCACTTTTATTCATTATGGGTCAACGCTAGAGAAAAACGTAACGGTTATGTCCCTATTGAAGTAACCTACGATAAGGTTCCCGGGCGCGATTCTGCTTGGAGAGAACAAACATTAGCATCTATGAACTTTGATATTGCTAAGTTTGAACAAGAATATTGTGTTGAGTTTATGGGTTCATCTGGTACACTAATTGCTGGTTGGAAATTAAAAGAGCTTGTACATCAAACAGCAGTAATATTTAAAGAAGGTTTGAGTCAGTATTATACACCAATTAAAGGAAATTCATATGTTGTTATTTGTGACGTTTCTCGTGGCAAAGGATTAGATTATTCTGCATTTTCTGTAATTGATGTTACAAAAATGCCATATCAACAAGTTGCTGTTTATCGTAACAATATGATTACACCATTAGATTATGCAGAAGTTATTTACCGTGTAGCAAAAGCTTACAGTAATGCTTCCGTACTTGTTGAAATTAATGATATTGGAGAACAGGTAAGTTCATCTCTTCATTACGATTTTGAATATGATAATGTTTTGTTTACTGAAAATGCTGGTAGAGCAGGTAAACGTATTAGTACTGGATTTGCCAAATCAGCAAATATCGATAAAGGTATTCGCACAACTAAACCTGTTAAAGCTACTGGTTGTGCCATTTTAAAACTTCTTATTGAACAAAATCAATTGATTATTAATGATTTTCATACGATTGAAGAACTTTCTACGTTCTCTCGCAAAGGTCAAAGCTATGAAGCTGAGGAAGGCAAACACGACGATATGGTTATGCCACTCGTCTTGTTTGCCTGGCTCTCAGACCAACAGTATTTCAAAGATCTCACAGATATAAATACATTGATGAAACTTCGCGAAAAAAGTGACGATGATATAATGAGTGATTTATCTCCTTTTGGGTTTGTTGACGATGGTAGAGGTGACTTGTATGAAATGTTAGAGATTCAAAGTTCTAGCAATTGGATGTTCGGGGAAGTAGAAAACGATATTTTATAAATAAGTTATAAGAAAACTACATAATACCTTTTCCATGGAAGGAGAATCCAAATGCCATTTCAACTAAGTCCAGGCGTTAACGTTACTGAAATTGATCTTACTACAGTTGTGCCTGCAGTTGCCACATCAGACGGCGCTATTGCAGGTATTTTCAATTGGGGTCCAGTAGGCGAGCGCATGCTTATCGATTCAGAACAAAAACTTGTTACTGTTTTCGGAAAGCCAAATTCAAATACTGCAGAGACATGGTTCACTGCTGCTAACTTTCTATCATATAGCAATAGACTTTATGTAGTTCGTGCTGCAAATACTACGTCATTACACAATAGAACAGATGCTGCTTCTTCAGCTTTCGCTAATGGCGATTTTGTTTGGGATAGTGTAGAACTCAATCCAACTAGCGATATTATTAATAGCGGTGATCCAAATGCAGCTATTTTATTAGCTGACGCTAATGAATATTATTCATTAAACGATCAGGTTTATTTCGAAACTGATAGCGGGCATGATGCATTTGGTGGGTTTACAAATAAAACATTTTATTATGTTTCTTACGTAAATTCAACTGCATATTCTCTATCAACAACTTATGGTGGTGCGAATGTTGCATTTACTACTGTACCAAATCCAGGTGATCTACTTAACTTACTTTATTATACATCAAAAGTTTCATTAAGTCACACTGTAAAAAATTCAGTAGATTTTCAAAACCGCGAAACACCTTTCTCTGATTACATGACTTTTGTTGCCAAGTATCCAGGCGCTATCGGAAATTCATTGAAAATTTCTGTTGTTGATAGTCCAAATGCTTACAGTTCTGCTGTATTAACTGATGGTAATATGGATCATGAATTTGATGTTGTTGTTCTTGAAGGTGCTTACGATCAGGCCTTAATTAAGGCTGGAAAATATAACGTTCAACTTGAATTAAATATCCATACTGGCAGTTCAAAAGCTAATGTATATTTCACACCATATAGCTTCACAACAGCTGCGGGTGCAGTTGGCGATAATCCAGATGCTGTTACTCTTGTAGGTACAGTATCGGATGCTGAAGATTATAGTAGAGTTTGGGCAGAGAATTTAACTGTTGGTGATTATCTAAATTTAGGTAATACTGCAATCGGAAATCAAAGACTTAAAATTGCTTCTATTAGCGAATCTTATGAGGTATCAGGCGAAGGTTATTGGTTAAATGTAACTTTCGAAACTCCATATAGACTTCACACTAATTTCGTAGCAAATACAACAGTCAACCCTGAATTGTCAAGAGATTGGGAATATCACAGTGTAGTTGATAATCCACCACAGGCTTCTGAATATAGCATTCAGTTTGGCGATGGCGCTGTTGATGGTGTTCACGTTGTAATAACCGATGAAATGGGTATGTTTACTGGAGTTCCAGGAACTATACTTGAAACATATAGTAATCTTTCTCGCGCTACTGATGCAAGAGGTGTTGGTGGTGGAACTATATATTACAAGGATGTAATCAATCAGTCTTCTCAATATGTTTGGGTTGCTAATCCACCATTCGCTTCTGGTCTTGCAAGCGAATTAACAAATACAGGTTCTGCAGCTGCTCACACTTATATGTTCGAATTTGGTACAGATGGTTATACTGGTTTGAATGCTCCTCTCGGAACAATCGCTTCTGGATATGATCTATTTGCTTCAGCTGAAGATGTTGATATTTCATTGATTCTTCAGGGTAAACCAATTGCCGGCAGTACAACTGATAATGCATCTGGTTTAACTATTAATAACTTCCAGCTAGCAAATTATATTATCGATAACATCGTAGAACAACGTAAAGATTGCGTCGTTTTCGTTTCGCCTGATGATACTCTTGTAGCTGCGCAGCGTAATAACGAAGCAACTGCTATTGTCGCTTGGAGAAACGCTGTTCGTGATAGTTCTTATGCAGTAATGGATTCTGGTTATAAGTATCAGTACGATCGTTATAATGACATTTATCGTTGGATCCCAATGAACGGTGACACTGCTGGTCTTTGCGCTCGCACTGATAATCAGAGAGATCCTTGGTGGTCACCAGCTGGCTTCAATCGTGGTCAAATCAAGAACCTTGTTAAGCTTCGCTTCAACCCACGTAAGGCTGACCGCGATGTTATGTACAAGAATGGCGTAAACCCAGTTGTATCATTCCCAGGCCAGGGAACAATCCTTTATGGTGATAAGACTCTTCAGTCTAAGCCATCAGCATTCGATCGTATCAACGTTCGTCGCTTGTTTATTGTTCTTGAAAAGGCAATTTCAACTGCTTCTAAGTTCACATTGTTCGAATTCAATGATGAATTTACTCGTTCTCAGTTTAAGAATTTGATTAATCCTTATCTACGTGAAGTACAAGGTCGTCGTGGCATTACAGACTTCCTCGTAGTTTGCGACGGTACAAATAATACTCCTGAAAGAGTTGATCGCAATGAGTTCTGGGGCGACATCTATATTAAGCCAGCACGTTCAATCAACTTTATCCAGTTGAATTTCGTTGCTGTAAGAACTGGTGTACAATTCTCTGAAGTTGTTGGTCAATTTTAATAAATAGATATAAAAACTCGAAAGGAGTAATAAAATGGCTTCAGGATTTAATATTAGCACATTCAAGACAAGAGGGTTGGTTTATGGCGGTGCCCGCCCAGCCCTCTTCGAGGTATATCTTAGTCTTCCAACTGGTGTAGGAGCTACTTCTGCATCAGTTGATAAATTCCGTTTTACTTGCCGTGCAGCTCAGTTGCCAGCAGCAACAATCAACGAAATTGATGTCCCATATTTTGGTCGTAAGATTAAAATTGCTGGTGATAGAACATTTGCTGATTGGACAGTAACGGTAATGAACGACGAAGATTTCACTGTTCGTTCAATGTTCGAAAAGTGGTCAAACTCACTTAATAGACTTCAGGCAAACGTTCGTGATCAAGCATATAGTCTTAATGAAAATTCATATAAGGCAACTATGAACGTTCGTCAGTATGGTAAAGATGGTACAATGATTCGTGAATACGAAATTCTTGGTGCTTTCCCAACTGTAGTTGATGCTATTGATCTTGATTGGGATACACAAAATCAGGTTGAGACGTTCCGTGTTACATTCGCATATGATTACTGGCTACCATCATACGAGCCAACTAATCCATATCGCGCTGATGCTGTTACACCTATTTCAATCTAATAAATAGTATACCAGCCTCTTATTTAATTATTGTATTATAGAGAGGGGCTAAACTCAGCCCCTCTTTTATTTGAAGGAAGAAAAATGGCAGAATTATTTGGTTTTGAATTCAAACGTAAGGTGCAGCCCGATCCTGCTCCATCATTTGCTCCAAAAGAGACAGAAGATGGTGCTTTAGTTGTTGCTGCTGGTGGCTCTTATGGAACTTACGTTGATCTTGATGGTACAGTTAGAACAGAAGCAGAATTAGTTACAAAATACCGCGAAATGGCTTTACAGCCAGAATGCGATGCCGCTGTTGACGAAATTGTTAATGAAACTATGTCAATTGACGAAGAAGAAATTGTTAAAATTGAATTAGATAATCTTAAAATCACCGATTCAATGAAAAAAGCTATTCGTGATGAGTTTAAAAATGTTTTAAATATTCTTGATTTCCAACGACATGCTTATGAAATTTATCGCCGCTGGTATATTGACGGTCGTCTTTACTATCATGTCATTATTGATGAAAAAGATACAAAGGCAGGTATCAAAGAAATTCGATATATCGATCCACGTAAGATTCGTAAGGTGCGTGAAGTTATTAAGAAAAAAGTTCGTGGTGGTGAATCGGGCGAAGCCGTTTTATCCAAAACACAAAATGAATATTTCATTTATAATGATAAAGGATTCAATTACGGTAATAAAACAGTAGGTCCTTCTACAACTGGTTTACGTATTGCTAAAGATTCTATCGTTCATGTAACATCTGGTTTGACTGATACTAACGGTACAATGGTTCTCTCGTATCTCCATAAAGCTATTAAGTCTCTTAATCAGTTACGTACTCTTGAAGATGCTCTTGTAATTTATCGTCTTGCTCGTGCACCAGAACGTCGTATTTGGTATATTGATGTTGGTAATCTACCTAAGTTAAAAGCAGAACAATATGTTCGTGATATTATGGTTAAACATAAAAATCGTTTGATTTATGATGCTGAATCAGGTGCAGTTAGAGACGATCGTAAATTTATGACTATGTTAGAGGATTATTGGCTTCCAAGACGTGATGGTGGTAAGGGTACAGAAGTTACTACACTTCCTGGCGGACAAACTCTTGGTCAAATGGACGATGTATTATACTTCCAAAAGAAATTTTTTCAAACATTAAACGTGCCTGTTAATAGACTTAATTCGGATGCTTTATTTTCTCTTGGTAGAGCAACAGAAGTTACTCGTGATGAATTGAAATTCTCTCGTTTTATTTCTCGCCTTCGTGGTAAATTCGCTCAGTTGTTTACTGCAATGCTTGAAAAACAATTAGTTCTTAAACAGGTTATGACTATCGAAGATTGGCAAAATATCTCTGCTGACGTTAAGTATGAATTTTCTAAAGATAATTACTTCAGCGAACTTAAAGACGGCGAAATTCTTGATAATCGTATTAACCTTGCTCGTAATATGCAGGATATGGTTGGCAAGTATTATTCTCATGAGTGGCTTCGTAAAAATATCCTTCAGCAGTCAGATGATGATATCGAAGATATGGATAAAGAAATTAATGAAGAAATAGATTCTGGTGATAAACGTTGGATGAATCCAATGGATCAGGAAATGATGATGAATGGTATGTCAGAAGAAGGTAGTACAGAACAAAATCCGTTAGCTAATGATGAAGATACTGATGCTACTCCAGAAACAGATGAAAAAAATAAGAAGATGCAAAATGCTAAAGCGACATATAATCTTCTTATATCGAAGAAAAATAGAACATTAAGTGATGAGGCTAAATTAAAATCAGCTACTCAAATATTGGCAAAAAATAAATAATAGTTGGAGATAACAATGGATAATGAATTTTCAGTACAGGACTTGATTTCACTTTCTTATGAACAAAAGCCCATAGAATTTCAACAAGCTTTTGATTCTTTAATTGCGGGCAGGATAGCAACTGCAGTTGATGACAAGAAAGTGGAAATAGCGCAAACAATGTTTAATGATCAGCCTGGAAGCGAGGATTTTGCATCAGATTCAGATCAAGAGGATAACGAAAATGGCGAAGCTACTTAAAGATATTTTAAAACAAGCTCATGATAATATCAAGGGTGTAAGAAATTCAACTACAGAGCCAGCTTCAACTGGCAAGGATCCTGGCGTCGACTATAAGCCTAAGTCTGACGACGAAACCGATTTCATTGCCAAGCATTCCGTTGAAAAGTGGGATGAGCCATACGGTAATCCTAACTATGCTGATAAGGTAGGTTATTCGCTTAACTCTCCAAAAGAAAAACATCATGGTAATACAGAAACAAAAGCTAAAGCTGCTAATGAAGAATACGATCTTGATGAAGCTATGTCTATCAAACAGAAACAGTTTTCCAATAGAGTAAAAACAATGCCTGGTAAAAAAGGCAATGTTATGGCAAAATCAAATTTTGAAGCTCCATTTCATAAGGTTCATGCTACTTTCTCAAAAAACGGCGGCGCTAAAGAAACTGTGCAGCATGTAATTAAAGCTAAAGATAAGCATGACGCTATTTTCGACGTTCAAATGATGCACCATAAAGCTGGTCATAAGGTTCATGACGTTAAGCATAAAGGTATGGTTAAAGAAGAAATCGATCCAGGATTTTCTGAATCAAAAAAAACTGAGGATGTTTCGTGTAATCATACACCAGCTGGAACGAAATGTCCTATGCATGAAATGGCTGATTGCACAATGTCTAAACCACTCAAAGAACTATCAAATAAAACTCTTGGT